GATGGTAAAGCATAAATGCTTAGGAGGTAGTACTCAACGACTGTGGGCTCCTCCCAACGTCACCAGCGGGAGCCACCGCTGGTTGAGCTGGCGCGTCCTCTCTCCCCCGCTGCATTTTACGTGCATTGCAACCACGTTGTCTGGTCACGTGGTGGTCCCAGTTTTCATCCTGGGTTCTGCCACCAACTGAACCTGTAGCCGCCAGTTTTTGTGTCGGTTTTTCGGCTAACAGGTGCACTGCATTATCAAACACAGCATTGATTTCAACTTTCAATGGGATTTCAAAGTGTGTCTTGAAGAAAAGACCTTCAACACACCATGCACTAGACAGTTCGTAGTCACAGGCATAGACTTCAGCTCCCGAAGCCCCTAACTTGTGCCCCACGTACTGGTAAACAGCGTCTAGATTTTCCGGCGGAATGAACTGATCTGCGTTTTCGTAATGTTCAAACCATCGTGCATCTTTATATCCCTGTGGTTGCCCATCCCATGGCAACCCGCCTAACTCATTAATTACTCGCCGCGACCAAGCAGCAAGTATGGGTGTCTGCGGGTCGGTCAGTAGATAACCGAGTGCTTTCCGATAACAAACTTCTTCGTCAGTAACTTCCATACTAGAAGTTGTGAGGTGCAACTTCTGTGCTTGACGTATGGGGTCGGTGAATGACCCCAAACCACCTGTCCAAGCTTCAGGAAAATACCGTGACAAGAATGGAACAAACTCGCCTGGCATTAATAACTCAGTCTTCAACTTCAAACCAAGTTTGCCAGCTACTGTTTCGTAGACTGAAGGTGAGATGTTTGGTGTAAGACCATCATCACCTCCGTAGATACCCAGGGCACGGAACGATTTTTCACGGCCCTCTAAGCCCGTATATAGCTGACGGAAAGCTATATATGCTACAAGCGCGTTATCATAAGTATTGAATGCGCTAGTATCAGGGCTCCCAGATAAACGGGAAAACCCTGTGTCATAATTGACACCGTGACGTGTACGACCACGCACATTGTACTGACTGCGCACACACTCCAAAACGTCATGATGGTAACTTTCGTGGAAGTATGTTTTCAATAAACTTTCTTCAGCTTGACATAGGAACTGGCTGTGGTAGCCATCAAAGCGGCTGAAGTCAGTAGGAACAACATGTTTTGCTGCTCTACAGATTTCAGCCACTCGCGCTGATATTTCCCGTGGTGTTCGCGAAAACGCGTACCACGGCTGAATGTACAACACTCCCTTAGCCAAACTGTAAATGTAAGCGGAATAACGTGCCTTGATGTCCCCGGGCAACGTCGATATATTTCGGGGGTGTGTTATCTTCCCATACACTTCCCTCTTCTGAAACGCGGAGATTACCACCTCTTTGCACTGGTAAAGATAGTTAATGACGCGATTCAGGATAGTACGCTGTGTAGGACGGTTCTGTTGCTCGTACACTGAGTCCAATGACTCAGGTACGCCGGTTAGGCGTTTGTCGCCAACCAAGAGTTCGTTAAACTCATCAACATAGCGTTGGTAGTGTGGTGGAGTTTTAACCATATTACGTGTCTCAGTAATACGTCCTTGAACGCATGAGTCATCACTTGCGCGGCACTGCGCAGGGGCAACTCCGCCGGTAATCAG